AGAAGAATCTGACGTTATAGAAGCTTTTTTAAGAAGTCGTGTTAACGATCAAGCAAGTTTTACATTTACACCACCTAGTGAAGGCTTTACAAAAACTGGCACTTATAGTCAAACAACTACAACTGCAACCATAACTATTGCAAATCATGGAGTAGCTATAGGTGATATTTTAACTATAGATTTTACATCAACAGCAGGTGGCTCACCTGTTGATAGCGATTATCAAGTTGCATCTGTAACTAATGACAATACATTTACAGTAACTGTTACAAATAGTGCAACTGACCAAGGAAATGTTTCTATAACACTGTCTGGCGAAGGTCAATATGTATGTAGTAGATGGTCTAAAACACTACCTTACGCTAATAGATGTACTATAAATTGCACTTTCAGAGAGGTTTTTGAAGCACAATGACAGCAATTGTTAAGGAATTACAAGGAAAATCAAGCAAGTCTATTATTGAGTTATATTCTTTAGAATTAAAAGCTGGAGTCCATTATACAAAGGTTGCAAAAACTGCTACTTATACACAATCAGGCAATGTAATTACAATTGCTCTAACGAGTCATGGCTTTAGTGTTGGATTAATATTAACCCTTAATTTTACATCTGGAGGTGCAGCAGATGGTATATATACAATACAAACAGTATCAACTAATTCTTTTACTGTAACAGCTACAGTTTCAGCATCTATAACAGGTACAAATAATGTTTCATTTAATGTAAATGCAACTATTACAAATCCAACAGTTTATCTTTTTCACTCAGGTAATAACATAAAAAATAATTCACATTTAGTTTGGCAAGCTAATACATATGAAAAATTTCCTATAAATGCAGAAGGGTATGCATATACTGGTCAGGGAAAACTGCCTCGACCTACTTTAACAATGTCAAATTTATTTTCAACTTTAACTACACTTATGCTACAAGTAAATCAAACTACACCTTTTTCTGATTTAACTGGTGCAAAATTAACCAGGCGTAGAACTTTAGCAAGATTTTTAGATGAGGTAAATTTTCCATCTAATATAAATCCATATAAAGTTACTTCAGTTGATCCATCAGCGGAAATGCCAAGAGAAATATATTATATTGAAAGAAAAATTGTAGAAAATAGAGATGTTGTACAATTTGAATTAGTAAGTACTTTTGATTTAATAGGAATTTTTGCACCAAAAAAGTTAGTAACAAGAGCAGATTTTCCTTTAGTAGGTACATTTACAAATGCTTAAACTAATGAAATGGAAAAAAGAAGCTGCAATTTATGCACAAAAACAACAGACTAAAGAGTCTTGTGGTCTTGTTGCAGTATTTAATGGAGAAGAAAAATTTTGGCCTTGTAAAAATATTGCTGAAGATAAAGATAATTTTTTTGCTTTAGACCCAGAAGATTGGGCTAATTGTGAGGATATAGGTGGTCAAGTTGTTGGTGTTTTTCACAGCCACCCAAAAGGCACATCACAACCATCACACGCTGATAAAGTATCTTGTGAGTATATAGGATATCCATATTACATTTATAGTTTAGAAAATAATACATGGAATTATATAAAACCTGAGAACTGGGAAAAATTAAACATTGAAAACAATACAAGTAATCATGAGGAAGAAAAATTACCTAATTTAAAAAGAATTAGAGTATATGGAAAATTAAAAGAGTTTGTTGGTAAAACATATTTTGATGCTGCTGTTAAAACACCACAGCAAGCAATTAGTTTTCTACGAGCAAATTTTGTAGGTATTGATAAACATTTAAGTAATTTTTTGTACAAAATAAAAATTGGTGGTAATCCTGTAAATGGAAAATTACTTTCTATGAGTGGTGAAGGAGATATACAAATTATACCTGTTGCTATTGGTGCAGGTTTTTTTGATTTTATTACTAAACCGTTTGAAATTATAGCTGATGTGGTTTCAGATGTTGCGAATTTTGTTGGTGATGTGGTTAGTACTGCTTATGATTTTGTATCGAATAATTTATTAACAGTTGGACTTAGTATTATCACAGGTTCATTTGCACCATTACTTTTAGCTGGTGCAAGTCAATTACTTGCTCCTCAACAGCCATCCATGCCTAATTCAGCAGTTG